ACATCAGAAGGTGGAAAAGTCATTTATACCAGCACTGACCAAGCAGGTAACTTTAGAATAGGTGATGACTTACAAATTAATCAAAATACTGGTACAATAAGTGGAAGAGCTTTTAGTAAAAGCTTATTCTCTGAAATGACACCATTTATTCTAGCACTAAGTTAATATGGCGCAGTTAGCACTCAATAGATTTCAAACAGTAACACTTGAAGTAAGTACCAGTGAACAGACAGTTTATACTGCACCCACTGGTTATACTGCTATTGTTTTATATGCTCATATAGCAAATTATGGTAGTGATCCATCTACCGTAACTATGAAACACAGTAGATCAAGTACTGAGACTGAAATTATTAAAAATGCTAACGTTCCTGTTGCAGATGCTTTTGTTCCTATGAGTGGGAAACTAGTCTTAGAAACAAGTGACTCTTTAAAAATACAATCGAGTGTCAATAGTACTCTCAAAGTAATTGTTAGTATCCTAGAAACTGCTAATTAAAATGCCATACATTGTAGGAACCAGTTTACCAAATACTTTAGAAATGTCAGCAGGATCTGTTAGATCTTCCATTTCTACAACCACTAGTACTAGTGAAGCACTTTTGGTGACTTTGGATAAAGATGATTTTAGATCAGTAAACTATCAAGTACAAGCTGTACAAGGAACGAATTATAATACAACAACTATCAATGTAGTTCATGATGGAACTAATGCGTATATGTCAGAATTTGGCACAATCAATGAACCTGTTGGCATCTCTACATTCTCAACAGATATTAGTGCTGGCAATTTAAGACTCTTAGGATATCCAGCATCAAACAGTTCAACAACTTTTAAAGTAATCTTTACGGCTATAAAATGATAAATATAATTAGGAATACTCACATTTGAGATAAATGATTGATTTTAAAGATTTTCGCAATCCCTCTAGTGATGAGTGTTCGGAAAATATTAACGAATCCAAAACTAGAATTCCAACTAAATTAGGAAGAATTATTCTAGTAAATCTATCTTGGAGAGGAAGAAACTACACCATTAAATTATTTTTCCCTCAAGTTAGAAAACCATCACGCAGAGAAGTTCAGGATCAATTGCAGAAAGTTTATCCTGGATCAAAACTCTGGTATTACCAAGTTTCAGACTATGAACCAGGAGAACCACTCCTCCATGTCGGAGGAAAATAAAAATAAAGAATTAGAAAAGAAGATTGAGAATTTAGAAAAAATACTAGAACTACAAAGAAAAACTATAGAACACGATAAAAAATTTGGACACTACGAAATGATGTAAGGAGTTATTATGAAAGTTGATGACATTTATCTAGGCAACCCGAATCTTAAGAAAGCTAATACTGCAGTAGAATTTACTGAAGAACAGATTAGAGAATTTCTTAAGTGTAAGGATGATCCTCTTTACTTTGCAAATACCTATGTTCAGATTGTTACTCTGGATAAAGGTTTGATGCCCTTTGAACCTTATGACTTTCAAGAGAAACTGATCAGCAACTTTCATGAGAATAGATTTAATATTTGTAAGATGCCTCGTCAGACAGGTAAGTCTACAACTGTGATATCATATCTCTTGCATTATTTGTTGTTTAATGATAGTGTTAATATTGGTATTCTTGCAAACAAAGCATCTACTGCTAGAGAACTATTAGGTCGTTTACAAACGGCATATGAGAATGTTCCAAAGTGGATGCAACAAGGTGTCTTATCATGGAACAAAGGATCTTTGGAGTTAGAAAATGGTAGTAAAATCTTGGCTGCGTCTACTTCCGCTAGTGCTGTTAGGGGTATGTCTTTCAATATCCTATTCTTGGATGAATTTGCTTTTGTTCCCAATCACATCGCTGACTCTTTCTTTGCTAGTGTTTACCCTACTATTACTTCTGGTAAAAGCACAAAAGTAATTATAGTTTCTACACCACACGGTATGAATCATTTCTACCGAATGTGGCATGATGCTGAGAAAGGTGCGAATGATTATATACCAACTGATGTTCACTGGTCAGAAGTGCCAGGTAGAGATGAGGTATGGAAAGAACAAACAATTAAGAATACATCTGAGCAACAGTTTAAGGTTGAGTTTGAATGTGAGTTCTTAGGATCTGTTGATACTCTTATTGCTCCTAGTAAATTAAGAACATTAGTATATGATGCACCAAAAACAAAAAGTGCTGGACTTGATGTATATGCAGATCCAGAAAAAGATCATGATTATCTAATGACAGTTGACGTTGCTCGTGGTGTTGGTAATGACTACTCAGCTTTTACTGTGATGGATATTACATCCTTCCCACATAAGATGGTTGCTAAGTATAGGAATAATGAAATAAAACCTATGCTATTTCCAAATGTTATTTGGGAAGTGGCAAAAAGTTATAACAACGCTTTCATCTTATGTGAAGTCAATGATGTAGGAGATCAGGTAGCATCTATTTTACATTTTGATTTAGAGTATGAAAATCTACTTATGGCATCAATGCGAGGTAGAGCTGGTCAAATAGTAGGACAAGGATTCTCTGGTAAGAAAACACAGATGGGAGTTAAGATGTCCAAGACAGTTAAGAAGGTTGGATGTTTAAACTTAAAGACAATGATAGAAGAGAATAAGTTATTAGTAAATGATTATGATACTATTTCAGAGTTGACTACATTTATACAAAAGAGTAATTCATTTGAGGCAGAAGAAGGGTGTAATGATGACCTTGCCATGTGTTTGGTAATATATGCATGGTTAGTTGCACAGGATTACTTTAAAGAACTAACTGATCAAGATGTAAGGAAAAGATTGTATGATGAGCAAAAGAATCAAATAGAACAAGATATGGCTCCATTTGGTTTCATGGATGATGGTTTGGGTGAAGAAATAACTATTGATGATGAAGGTGATCTATGGAAAACAGATGAATATGGAGATAGATCATTTATGTGGGAGTACCGATAGTGGAATTAGATAAACAGATAAAGCTTGGACATCTGTTATTATCAGAAAGAAAATGTAGAGTTTGTGGTGAAACTAAGAATCTAATAGATGGTTTTTATTTGATTCGTAAAAGAAGAGGTACACTCCCATCATCATATTCTTATGAATGTAAGGCATGTACTATACAAAGAGTAGTAAAATCTAGGAAAAGTAGTAATGAATGGATGTACCCTGATTGGTAGTTCATGCATTGTTTCCCCACTGAAAATACTCTTTATAATAAATATTTTCAGATAAACTGAGATTCGGGGAAAAACATGGCGACTCCACAATTGTCTCCTGGTGTGTTGGTCAGGGAGGTTGACTTAACTGTCGGAAGAGCTGATAATGTGCTAGACAACATTGGTGCTATTGCAGGTCCATTTGCAATAGGACCAGTAGAAGAAGCAATTGATATAACCACAGAAACGGACTTAATAAACACCTTTGGAAAACCAATTTCCACTGATGCTCAATATGAGTATTGGATGAGTGCTTCATCATTCCTTTCTTACGGTGGTGTTCTAAAAGTTGTAAGGGCAGATGGTTCTACTCTTAACAACGCAAACGCAAGAAGAGATGGTACTACTGATACATCACTTAAGATTAAAAACTATGATGACTATACACTAAACTATGCAGGTGTAGGTCAAACATTCGGTATGGCTGCTAAGAATCCTGGTTCTTGGTCAAACACACTTAAGATTTGTGTTATTGACGACTTTGCAGATCAGACACTTCTAGTTCCATCTGGTTCTGGTATTGCTGTTGGTCAAGGTGCTACAGTTGCATTAACCAATCAAACGATTGTTGGTGAAGGAACAACAGAAAGCTTCACTGGATATCTTAAGGGTATTGTTACTGGTGTTGCTGGAACTGCAATCAACGTCAAGATTACAGAAAGAGTTACTTCTGCTGGTGTTTCTACTGCAATTACATATGCAGAAAGAGATCAAGCATCTTCATTCCGTCCAGGCAATTCAGTTAAGTTTATTAACAGTGCAGGAGCAGTTCAGGCAACTGAAGCACTTTCAGCTCAATCATATTCTGCAACTGACTGGTATAATTCACAAACTCTAGGATTAACTAATTCTACTGTTTTCTGGAAGTCTATTGCACCAAAACCAACAACTTCTCAGTTTGTACAAGACAGACAAGGAAAGAATGATGGTATTCACGTTGTTGTTATAGATGACACTGGTGCAGTTACAGGTATACAGGGTAATCTTCTTGAGAAGTGGACTAATCTTTCTAAAGCAAAAGATGCAGTTTCTGCAGTTAATCCTCCACAGAAGACATTCTGGAAAGACTATCTTGCAGATTTCTCAGCATATGTCTATGCAGGTGATGATCCTTCAGATGGTTCTGATGGAG